TGCGTGTAACCATCGCGCAACGTAATCTTGCCGGTTGTCGGAAAGAAATTGCTTAATATCAGCGCATCAGTAGGCGGCATGGCATCAATGCTGTCACGGCTGTTCAGGCCGCCCACAGGGGCTGGCACAGATGCCGCTTTTACGCGGTACTGGTTTGCTGATCTAGCTGCTTGTAGCATTAAAGTCCATATCCTGAATCTGGAAGGTTGTAGCTATATGGGCTGACCAAATAGCGCCTGTGATCGTCAAGTGTCAGAATTGGCGCACCGCCTGCACGGCTGATGGCCTGCCTAAGTTCCATTTGATACTGCCGGAAATCCTCATCATAGATCAGGCCGTGCGACTGCTTAAACCGCCATGTAACGCCCATTTCCATTAATGTTTCGTCAAGTATCCCAACATCGCTATCAGCCGCCATAGCGGCCTGTGATGTGCCGCCGCTGGTCTGATTCCAGTGGCCGGATACATATTCAAAGCCAACAGTTTCTGCGCTGTCAGGTGTCGGTGTGATATCAAAGCGTAAAGCATTGCTTGCAGCCTTTAAACGAAAGCGCTGGACGATGCCGCCAGTGACTGTGCCAAAGCGGTCAGCCTGGTATGTTTGCGGTGTGATCGGGCCAACCATTGCATCTAAATCTGTGCGGTTGTAAGCCGTGCCTGATACAAACCGATCAAAGTCAGTCGGCAGCGCATAGTTCTGCGTGCCGTTGACCGTGCTAAAGGTGTGTTCCTTCATCAAAATCGGCCAGTTATTGGCCCGCATCAGTTGAGCGCCTTCGCGGTTAATCATAACCAAAAGCTGCCGCGCAATTGGATCAGTATTGCCAGCAACCGTTGTCGGGCGCTCAAACCCTACAAAGTCGCTAACTGCTTGTGCTATTGTTAGCAGGCTCATTTTTCACCTCTTGCGGTTCAGCCAAGGTCTGAGCCGCAACGGCCACCTCAACAACTAAATCCTCTTTTTGCTTGCTGGCCTCAACTTGCAGGGTGGCAATCTTTGCCAACTCAACATACGGCTCACCAATGGCACGCAGCGCTGTTTCCTGCGCTGATGCTAAATCCTCGACTGTTTCAATGTCGTGCAGTTCAAGCTCACAACGGCGCGGCTCAGTCATGCCGGGTAAATCTTGCAAGGCAGTGCCTTTTTTCTTTGGCTTCTTTTTTTTGCTTTTGTAAGCAGCCCAGCTATCAGGAAAACGCTGTATATCCTCTGGCCGCGCTGGGCCTTCCCAGACATCGCGCACACCAGCAATTTCAATACGGCAAAAATCTTTCATTACGCCGTTTAGCTCACGTTCAAAAAATACACCTTTTTCGCTCATTCAATCCTCCCGATTGTATTGTAAAAAGGGGCAAGGTTTCCCCTGCCCCAAATGATATTTATAGTGGGAATGTGCAGATAATTTCTTTATCTGAAATATCCCCGGCAATCGCACAGACGTTATCTGTTGCTGCTGCTGATACATCAAGCGTGCCGTCTGCTGACCCTGTTGGGGTCAACGGATCGCCATCAGCGCCTGCTGTCAAAGCAATGGTCAGGGTTGCAACTCCAGTCACCTGGAACCAACCATACTGCCCATCAGTCATTACCGCCTGAATTACACCCGCACCGATTTCAACTGAATCGGATAGATCGCTAGTAGCCTTAAAAAGCTTGTAACCATCATTTGTGTAATAATAGGCAACCTCACCAGCGACTGCTGCCGCGCCAGCGCTACCAGTATCATATTGCAGATACTTGTAGAGGCGTGTGCCGCTTGTGTCGTTCACGATTGCGCCAAGCTGACCCAACTGAAATTCAGGGGTGTCAGCAACGCTTGTGGGGTCAATCCCCATTACTGCTGCAATAGTCATTACAATTCCCCTTCTCTATGTGTGGATCACGCCTTGGAGCGCACGGTTTGAACAGGTCAGATTTCCTGACCAGAACATTGGTGTCACCATAGCGTCTTGGTTAACGGACATTTTTGCTTCACCCGGCACGAAATCCCTTGCAGCGGCTACTTCCAAACGGAGATAGTCAGTATTCAAGAAATACATGCGGTTGGTGTTACAAGCTGAATCAAAGACCACATCGCTGTTTAGATACTGCAATGAGGTGAATCCAGAGTTTGCCAGATCATCACTGGTAATACGCTGGATAGCCTGCAAGCTGCCCAAAAATGCGGTGTATGCGTTAGTGCCAGCCATAACAAGATCAGGGCTGTCAGCGCCACGAACAAGCGACAGATAAATAGTGTTCATATCTGATTGCACGTTAGCGACACTAAAGGCGCTTGATGTTGCAGTGGTCTGTGCGTTTTGCCAGAAAGTGAATGTTGATGAATTAATCCCGCCAACTGTTCCTGTTCCAGCATCAGCCACAATAAGCTGCAAGCCGCCAACCTCTTTGCCTGATGTGCCTGTGCCATCGCTGTAAAGCGAGGTTGACAAGCTATTCATCAATGACTTTTCAAGCACGTTGATGCGTGCCTCAAGAAGATTGATAATGGCCTCTGTGCCTGAGTTTTTGACTTGCTCAAGACCAGAGATTGTGACGTTACCAGCAAGCTGCTTGTAATCAAAAACAGCGGCTGACAGTACATCAGATGGTGAAACATCAAGTGTTTCATATCCGCTATAGAACTGCACAGTTCCATTATCGGCATATTCAAGTTCACGGACAATATCACGCCCTGTTACGGATGTTTGATTGCCATTCTCGCGCAAGCGCCGCAACAAAGCGTTGTGGTTGCTCACATTGTCAGAAAGCGTCTTTGACCTGTTTCTCAGGGTTGTGGTGACGATTTCTGAAAGGTTTGGACTAGCCATCGCTAATTCCTTCCATTTTCAAGTTGTCTGATTGACGCATTAATTGTGTCACGAATAGACGCATTGGCGGGGAGCGCTTGCGCGGCTGGGGTTGCACTGCCTCTGACTTTTGACCGTTGTGCTTTTTTAGCTTTTTGCACGGCTTCGGTTTTCACCTTGGCCTGTGATTGCTTTGCTGCAACGCGCTCTAATTCTGCCTGTCTCAGTTCTGGATTGGCATAGACTGCCATGTCATAAGCTGATTTCAGGTCAGTTGCGTTGCCGCTGCTAATGAGTGACCCCATAACAGACCGCACTGTTTCAAAGTGCGGATGCGCCGGGTTGCCACTTGCATCAGTTTCTGCTGCAAATTGGTCAATAAAAGACTGCGTGCTTGCCTGCTCATGGCTCTGCTGCTGTGTCTGTTGATTCTGAATAAAGCCAGTTAGCTGGGCAACTTGTTGCTGCAACTGCTTTACTTGCGGGTCTGCAAATTCATCCTCTGCCGCTGGATCGTTACCGATTGCGCCAATATCCACGCCATACTGACTTGCCAGCCAGTTGATAGCGTTTGCAGGGTCTTTTCGCAGATAGTCATGTGCGGCCAGTAATTGTCTTACTGCCCCCACATCATCCATGCCTGCACGTTCAAAATCTCCTTTGAACGGCTGCATGATTTCGTCAAACGCATCCTGGCGCTTTTTATACTTAGCAATCGCCTGCGTTTTTTTAGTGTAATCGCCTTCTAAATCTTTATAGCGCTCCATGAACATATGCTGCGCTGGTGCGTCTAATGCTTCAAATTTAGCGGCAAAATCTTTCGGCCAATGGTTTGGCGCTGGTAATGCTTCTAGTTCAGCAGCTTCGGCTGGCTCATCTTCAGCCTCATCATCGTCACTGGCCTCATCAGGCTGATCGTCTGCCTCATCAGCCTCTGGCTCTTGCTCTGGCGGCTCTGGCAGGGTGTCTGCCTCTGCTTCAGGCGCTTCTGCCTCTGTCTCGCCTTCAAATGATTGTAATGTCTTTGCCAGTGTTTCGGCTACTGTTTCGGGCCTCGCTGGCTCCGCTGCTGGGGTTGTGGCCTCAACTTCAGGAGTGCTATCAAGCTGCATTTGGTTTTTCCTTTAACTGAATTGTTTGTTGTATTCGTTACCTACTTCAACAAAGTTGTTGCGCCGCAAGAACTCGCGGTGCTGGGAACGGCTGGTAATCCAGCCACGATCTTTCATGTTCTGATAAGGCTCGATATCGCCCATTAAAAAAGGGCCAGTTGTTTTGCTGACCCTTGGCTTTTCGATTACTTTGCCGATTTCGGCATCATAAATGTATGTCGTCATCCCATTAGCATCCCTGCTGCCATCTGGCGCTGGGCTGCATCCATTTTGCGCCGGGGCTTGTTAAAACTGCCTAGCATACTGACCAAATCAGGGAATATCTTTGCCAGCACACCAGCTAATGGGCTATCCATCGCCTCGCGAATTAGTTCGCGCTCTTGCTCTGACAAGCTGGCATATGCCGCCTGCGCCTGTTCCATGTTCATGTCCATTATCTAAAATCCCTTGGGTTTCCGAATAAGCCAAGTGTGTCAGCCTGTTGTGGCTGCGTCATACCGCGTGATTGCAGCAAATCAACCATTGTGCCTGTGGCATAGCCGTATGGGTTATACTGATTGCCAAACCCTGAATATGCGTAATAAGGGTTTTGCAGATAATTTATTGCCAGTTCATCGCTTGGTATTTCGCCAATACCGCCGCCGCCGCCGCCGCCGCCGCCGCCAGAACCATCATCAACTGGCGGCATAATGCTTGCCATTTGGTCATCGCCTGAACCACCACCATCCATAAGACCAAGGCTGTTCATTGGGTCAGTGCCTTCAATTAAATTACCGTATTGATCTGCTGCACCAGTGACACGGTTGTTTGCGCCATAGACAGCCGTCATAGTCGGGTCTTCAAGCGCAGTTGATATACGCGGCATCATAAACTGCCCTGCCACTGACTGAAGAGTATCAAGCCCAACTTTAGGAGTGTTATATCCTAAAATCCCCATTACACCCGGTTCTCTTGGTGGCGCTTTATATGCCTGCGCTACGGCAAGCTGTTCTGCAAGTCTTTGTCTCGCAATGTCATTTCGCACCGGGTTGTTGATTGGGGCCATGTCTTGCATGGTCAGGCCGCGATCACTGCCAACATTTCCTTCACCAGCCCTTGCTTGCGCCTCTGCCGCCGCTTGCTCTGATTTTGCTAAATCTGAATAAGCACCAGCATCTACATCGCCCATAAAGGCTTCACTATCGCCGCCATATCTACTATCAACAAAATCCTGTTCACGTTGGCGCATTTCTGATGGATTAGACCGATCAGGCTTACCGCCGCCTGCACCACCGCCACCAGAGCCAGGATCACTATCAAAGCATATGCGATTTTCAATTAAGTAACTGCGAACCATGTCTTGCCCTTTTGTGATCGCCTTGCGTTGCCAATCACACCTTTGCCAAAAATATCACGCAAATGATTGCGGCCCTCGCGCACAATCTCTCTAACGCCGCCAAATGGCGCTATGAAATCAACCAGCCACAACCGATCACCCGCTGCCCAATCATCGGGCTGGATAAACCTTGTGCCGTCCAAATAGCCAGCTTCTGTTTCTTCATTAAACAGCGCATAGCTCATAAACCCAACAGGAAAGCCGTCCGCTTCCCAAAGCCTATATTGCTGCAAGGCAACCGGCGGCAGAATGACACGGTGCAGGTCAGCGATGTCATGGCCCTGATGGACTTTGCTTTGCCCCATCAGCCAGACAATCTTGCCAACTGCTTCAATGTTCTTCATCCGTTAGTCACCACTTTGGCAGCATCAATCTCTAACTTTTGTTGTTTAAAGTCCGCATCTTGCGCGGCTCTTTGCTGATCTAACTGCAACCGTGCAACCTTGACTTGTGCATCAGCGGCAGCTTGCTTTGTCTGCGCCTCAACTTTGGCAGCTTCCACCTCAATCAGTTTATCTTGCGGGCTTGGGCCTGATGGTTGCGGTGCTTCAATGCTTTCAAGTGTTTCTTCCAGATCACGCGCACCGGGAAAGGCTCTTGCGGCAAACAGCAGCATTTGCTTTGCCTGATCAAAACCTATTGTGCCAGCAGATACCATTGGCCCGATTGACTGCATAAATTGCGTCATGGCAATGAGGAAATCTGTGCGGCTTTTCTGTTCTGTGGCGCTGTCTAGGCTGCTGCTTTCATCAGTATCAATAGAAACGCGATACTGGCGCAAACGCTCATCGCGCATGACCGCCACGGCTTCAGGTGTGATATTTATGCCTGTTATGCGCGACAGCAAGGTTGGCTCTAGGTTTTCAACTAGCAATTCTGCTTTTAGTTCCAGAATAGAATCCAGGAACTGTTCAACCCGGCGCTGCCTGTTTACCAGCCGCATTGCGCCAAACTGGCCTTTGATCCGCTGCGCTGTCGCTGTCTCACGGCTAGATGACTGACCGCGCATAATATCGCTTATGCCGGTAATCTCGTAAATGGTCTGCACGACAATCTGCCGTGATTGGTAAAGCTGCGCCAACGCCTTGATGATATTATCAAGCGGCGCTTCCTGCATGACATTAACCAGCCCGCCGCCAGCCTGAAGCATCGCCATGTTGTCTACCGGCACAAACTCATTGTCTGTTGCCGTAGCAAGGCGCTGCAACTCGCTAAAGCTGGCATCATAGACACCGCGCCTTTTAAGGGCATCAGTCAGGTTTGCAATACGCTGCGTAATCAGATCAAGTTCTTGCAGTTGATCTTCATAGGTAAATATCTCAGGCACAGGCAAAGTCGTGTCTGTCGTGCTGATTGCATATAGCGGCTCTGGCATAGGCCAGAAGCCTTCCAAGTTATAAGGATCGTCAAATTCTTCTAGTAACTCATTAAAGTTGCTGGCAACAAATAGCTGCTTGCCGCTGCGCTTATCCCAGATTTCATAGATTTCAGCCATGTCAGGCTGTTCATTATCATCATAGCCGCCATTGGTTTCACCGCGATATGTCAGCGGGATTTGCTCACCCTTTGAGCCGTAATAATCAATTAGCTCCTGGCGGGTCATTAAATGCCTGAACGCAATCCATTTTACGTCATTCCAGCATCTTGCCGGTGACATGGTAAAATCAGACCAATAGACATATTCGCAGCGGATAGATTGCTCACCGATATACTCAACCGGATCGCCTTCCATGAATGGCCCTTGCGGCCCCATCATCACTGATGCCTCATCAACAACATTGCCGTCAGGATCAACAAAAGACTGACCAACAGGAACTTCGCCCATTTGCCCAGGCGCTACCTCGCCAATGCCCATCACGTTATTGACTTGCAGCGGGATTTGCTCTGGATCGCCCTCGACTAGCAAAGGCTCGTAAACCATACGCATAACGCCGCGCCCGACAATCAGCATATCTTCAATGACCCGGCGAACCTCGGCATCAAAGTCATATACATCAAGCTGGAACTGCAAACCGCGCTCAATAACCATTGCTATGGTGCGCCCGACAGGATCATTGTCTTTGAACCGCCTTGATACCTTTGGCTTTGGTGTTTTGAAGTAAAGGCTGGATTTCAGTGTATCGACATTGCTGTAAAAGATATTCATGCGTGTTTCGCGCATTACGCGGTCAACATTATCATCTCTATAGCGCTCAATAATGTCATAACAGCGGTTGTGCCATGTTTCTTCAAAATTTCTGGCCTTGGTAATCTGGTGATTCCAATAACCCGCACGATCTGCCTTTTTGGTAGGCTCACGATCATAATTATAGGATTCAGCCAAGTTAAACCTCAAAATTTCCAAGCCAATTCATTGCGTAATTTTCGCAAGTTGACTTTTTGCATCAAGTATGCTATACTAAGTTGTTGTTAAGAAACAATGAAAGAGAAAGATATGCTTTATAATCTATTTAACTCTGACCTGATTCAATTCAAAGATGGTCACTATGAATTAATTAACGACCAGGGGTTTATGGTTGAAGCGACTCCAGAGGAAGTAAAAATTCATACCAACCCAGAACCCCCTGTTGATCCCTGGTTCAAATCTTGGTTTGGCAATTGACATTAAAGTCTCCAGCCTGACGGCTTGGTTGCGTTATCTAAGCCAGCCATCATTTCGTCTATCGTTGGCGGCCGCCAAGGGTCTTCCTCAATTTCAGGAGCGCGGCGCTGATACGGTCTTGCCATGCAGGCATAACGGATTTCATCTGCCGCGTGATCTTCCTGCGTAGTGTCAATATCCTCAACTCTATGCTTATCGTGCGTAAGAACAGGTAAGGTTCTAATCGTGTCCACACATTCTGAAGATACATAAAGCATCGGAATTGCATCATCACCTATCAGGCGCTGCCGCACCTGATCCCATCCTGATATTCTGCTGTTGTCTGCACGGCGAAATTTTACACCCATCTTACTAAGGCGCTCACCAATGGATGGGCCGCCATCAAATTTCCAGATAGATGGATCGCCTACACTAAAATCTATGCGCTCACCGCGCTCTCTAGCTCTAATGCCAGCGCCAACCTCTTCTGCCGTCATTCTTAGGCCTACATTTGGCCTGCCGCTTGAGCCGTACCATTCGCGGTATCTTATCAACGCGCCATCTGGATAATCATCATGGCCGTCAGCTACTGCCCACCAGCCAACACTGAATGGTGACGCGCTACCCCAATCGAACGATCTGAACTTTGTCCAGTTAATAGGTATTTCAAACGGCCTGATAACGTGCAAATCACGCTTCCAAACATCGCCAAAGAAACTGCCAACGACTAAATCCCAGTCGCCTTCACGCAAAGCGCGGCCTAGTTCTTCTGGCAGGGCGCTAAAGCTAGAGGCATATGAGGGATCAATATATTTGTTGTCAGCCATTTTGGCCGGGATATACATGGTCAGCCAGCCCTTATCGGCTGGGTTATTCGGATCGCGCATCGTATGATCGTAAAAGTAACTCTCAGCCGGGGCTGGATCAATATAGAGCGCTTTTAAAAAGTTATGGCTTTGACCGCCCGGATTGGCCGTCATTACCAAGCGCGGCAAAAACTCTTTTTGTGCAGGCTCAAAATTACCTAGACGCATACGGCTTTTAATGTAGCCCAACTGATACGGTGTGAACTGCCCAGCCTCATCAACCAGTGCAATATGTACTTCCTGACCCTGAATACGGTCACAATCGCTATCACGCTCTAAATACTGAAACTGTATTGTCGAGCCGTTATAAAACTCGTATCGCTTTTTTGTCTCGTTAAAGCTGCCTAGTTCAACAGGCATTTCCTTTTTCATCGGCTGTATATGGTTGCCGTCAAGCTCTGGCAAGCTGCGCCGAAAGATAAACGCCTGCAAGCCAGGGTTCTCCAAGCAAAAGCCGATAATATCCCAGCGCCCACTATGCGACTTGCCGCCACCAGCAGCGCCGCCGAACAATATCTGCTTTGCCTTGCACTTATGCAGCAACGCCTGCTTTGGCTGTGGCTGGTAATCCAGCTTGATTATTTTCTGGGCCATTGCAACCTGACGTTAAAAATAGTATAATTATCGGTCATAATCGGGAGACAGAAATGAGCGATAATGCACCAAAACGGTCATTTATTATGACTAATGTTTATGAACTTATTGAAGAGGCGCTTCCTAACGGCAACGCTGACTTAACACCTGAAATGTACGCAAAGTTAGAAACAATCGATTATGCGCTTTGCAACGCCTTGGATGTAGACCGCCAAGCCCATCCAGACCCAACAGCTTAGTCAAATAGACCTTTTATAAAATTTTCTCTGAATATAGATAGATTGTCAGCAAGTTCTTTGGTCACTGGCTCTTTTACAGCGCTAATTTCAAATGACCGTCTATCGCCTAATTCTGGTATGCCCTGCGCCCTTCTACTGCTAAAGAAGCTAGGAAACATTAGTTTGCGCGGCACTGGCACATCAAGACCGCTAACCTCATCAGCTTTTATAATAGATGGATAGGTTTTGTGTATTTTTGGTGATCCTTCAGCAACCACACCTTCAGGATTAAATCGTAAAATTGTGCTGCCGGTTGGGTTTGCGCCAGCAGTTGGGTCATTTACTCCGTACCTCAAATCGTCTGCTGTAACGGCAGATCGTATTGATGGCAAATCTGGAAAGCCTGCATCTCTATATGCACCCTTTTCCATTGTGTCGGCCATCAACTTGCGAACATTGCCTTTGCCGCGCTGATATAAGTATGTCCTAATCTTTTCGCTTTTAATGCCAGGCCAATCCTTGTCAACCTTCCGCATTTCATCATCAAACTTTTTAATGTCTTTCTTCAAAATCTTTGATGTAGGCAAAAGTTCAATAATCGTATCAGCTACATGGTGAGAAAAATCTGCTGACCTTCCACCCATAGCCGAATACACACCATAAACAGGCTTGCCATCAGCGCCCAGAACACCTTTTTGCAAACTGGATATAACATTTTTTTCAGATGCCCACCCAGCGCCTGCATCTTGCGCTGCCCTAGTTCTGGCAAAATCCCTACCGCCCTGCAACAAAACAGGGTTTTGCAACTGCTGTTCGTTAACAGATGTTATCATTTTACCAGCCGCCGTACGGTCACCTGGCAAGGCCAACATCGTGCCGCCAACCATAGATTGCGGGTCAGTTACATCAGTTTTAGCCAGCTTTTCAGTTTGCTTGTAAGTTGCCGACATTTCGTCCAAAGGAACGCGCACTTTTGCAAGATTCAAATAACCGGGGTCATCCTTTGCATTTTCCGCTGCTTTTCTGCCTAATGCCCTAGCCTCTGCCTTTATGTTGGCCGCTGACGATGTCAAAGCACCTTTAGGTATCGCACCCTTTATTAAATTTGCGCCAGTTGTGCCAAAGCCTAAAACAGTCAGGCCAAAATTGTTTACCTCGTCAATCACGCTATCCGGCAATTTGCCATCTATTGGGATAAAACGATCATCACCCTGCATGGCCGCGCCTATGGTATCGCCCATGCCCTTTACAGCCCTAGCAGTACCAGTAACAATTTCTGGGAAGGCTGGAACTATATCGCCCTCTGGTGAACGGCCCACAGGCAATATTGTGCCGCGATCCTGAATATTGTCCTGTCCAAGCAACGCATCGCCAAAGCCCTGAAAGAACGGACTATCACTAAACGGATCGTCACGCTTCTCAGCCATCAGCTTCTGCGCCATCATGCGCCGTGCGAATGTGCTTTGCTCTGCCATCAGATCGCTACTGGCTGCGGCACAAAAAGGTCTGGCTGCTTGTAAGCATCCGATATGCGCTCACAAGCAATATC